CACAGAAGAAAATACGACAAAATAAACAAGCTTGGGAGAAACATAATTAATGAACAGGACCGGATCAGTCAATAAAAAAAGGCTGATAATTATTTTATTATCAGCCTTGTGGAGAACAAGGGATTTGCGCCAGATTTTGCTAAAAATTTAATTAATTGATTTTTAATTATTTATAAGGGCGTAAAAACGCGTTTTTTGCTTAAAAACTAGTTTAATTGTCCCGTTTTTGTCCCGTTTTTCCACCTGTAATTCATTCTTTATCAAAAAGTAATACTAATTTATGTATCCGTCTATCTCAGATATTAACTCCAAAACCTTGAAATATTCATTAAGTATTTCATTGCTTCTTTTCTTATATTCTGTTTGAGAGCATGCTACTTTTGATGGATTTTCTTTGTCTAAAAATAAGTAGTCTGTATGCTCAACCCCTTGAACATAATACTTTACTTTAATAAATTTAGTATCTGCATTTTTTATGGCAAGTTCCGGATTATCTACTGCATTAAAAGCAACCGTAGATAAACTATCTAAATATTTTTCATTATAAGCTTTTTTAGCAGCAATCAGTATGGATTTAGCCTTTGCTGCATCGTTACAAGTTTCAGCGTCCAATAGAGCTTTAGATAGTTGCATCTCTTGATATGAATACTGAACAAGTAATTTGTTTAAGTCATCAGATGGGGAATATACTGGTGTTGGTTTTGATACTTCAGCTATTGATATGCCGTTCATAGCAATAGACTTATAATACTTTTTGGCAATGCTTTTTGGATTATTGCAAGCTGTTAGTGAAACAATTGCAAGTCCGCAGAGAAATAGTTTAAATAGATGTTTTTTCATAGTTAAAAAAATATAATTAATGTTTCTGTGTTTTCTGGCGGTGGCCCTCAGTAACAAGCACACCGTCTGCAGGTGCAGTTGCTACATCTTCTTGCATTTTTTTTACAAGCTGAGCATTTGTTTCAGTTAATTGCCTCATTGATTCAGATAAATTCTTGTTTGTCTGAATTAGATAGTTAAAAGTTTGTGGTTCTTCAAGCTGATGGTTTACATTTTTATTAAGCATATCCCCTTTACCGCTTATAAGCCACATAAGAGAAATTTCCGGGAAATTGTCCATAATTTTAGACACGACTTTACTTCCAATGTCTGAATTTGAACCCAAAAAGCCTGGAGAAACACCAATGATCCTATTAAACTCCCTATTACTAATTTTCTTGTAATCAATGAATTCCAATATTCTCTCTCTAATTGTACTCATCCTGTCAAAAATTTTATTCAAAATATTAGGTTTTGTCTAAAATAATAATCACTTTTGTAGTGCGCTGCACAACAAATGTTTTGTATTACACTACAAAAATAGATACAAGATTACTAAATAAAATCATTAAAAACAATTAGTTATGGCAGATTCAAAAGAGAAAAAACAAACAGATAAACTTAAATCAAAGCTGATAAAGCTTCATGTGAAAATTTATGAAAGAGATTGCTCTCAACATGGTACAGATGAAGATATATGCTTTGGTATAGAACGTCGGGGTAAAATACACACTTGTTCAACACGCAAGTGTCCTTCCAGAGATGAATATAGAAAAAGGTTAGAGAACATGGATATTGCAGAATTTGTCAAAGCAAAGAAAACCACACAAATATAGGCCGACCGGGGTTAATGGTTCTAGGATGTTACCATAATAGCATAGCAATCATTATTAAAATATCCTACCGGTCCGAGGCCGGAAACCCCACAAATTTTTAAGAAAAAAAAATGAAGAAGAAAAGAAGTTACAGTTTTATGCGCGGATACAAGCAACTTAAAGTTGACCAGGCAAAAGACTTTAAGTTACAGTTGATGGGAGCGCTTAACATTAAAACAAGGAGTGCTTTCCAGGCAAGACTTAAGGGAGAAGTTGAGCCGCGCATGTCAGAGGCCACTGCAATTGAGGCAACGTTTAAGAGATTTAATATTACTGATTTCTGGGGTGATAAATAATAACAAACTATGGCAGAAGAAATAAAAAACTCTAAAGAGAAAGAGTTGAAAATGGTAAAAACTATCATACGTAAGATCCTTTTTAACCTAAAGGCTTTTGGGAAGCCTTTTACATCAAATCCAAATTCTACACAGGGTAAGGTTATGCAAGCATTAATTGAGCTAGCATACATCAAAAAAGAGAAGTCTGGTAGGAACGTAACATTCAAATGGATGAACGGCCCAGTACCGGAGGAAGAAGTCTGTGACCTGGATGAAGAGGTTTTAGCTAAAATGAATGAGATGGTGGTTAATGAATCACATTCTCTACAAAAGAATGATGTGGGAGAACCCAAAAGTCTAAAACTTGACCAACCACAAGAAACGATCTCTGCTTCTTCCATTAATATACCGATTCAAAACTTTTCAGATTTAGCACTTGCAGAAGAGTTAAGGAATAGAGGTTGGAATGTTAAATGCACCAGAACAATTGAGCTATGAGCAAGAAGGTTATTATAGACCACTTCAAAATTGCACTTTTCAAGGCAAGAAAAGGTGGTAAAAAACTTGAAATGGAGCGCTACATCAGAATGATCAATATAGTTAATTCACTTGATGCTGCTGCGGATAATATCCTCAAATACATACAACTAACCGACATATCGACATCAAACAATTATGCTCCTAAAGAGGATACAGAGAGACAGCTTTTAGTAAACCTTCGTAATCAAATATTAACTCATTTGATTGCAATAAGAAAAGTATTTGGAATCAAATCAGATTCTATTTAGCGGAAAACAAAAACAATGAATTATATGGAAAACACATTTTTACACACTTTGCAAGAGATTATTAAGGCGGATGGTTATCAGCTTGAGATTATTGCCACGTCTGAGAAGAACCATTGTGAGTTTATCTATCAAGGTGAGACGTTCCGATCTTTTGAAGAACTGCCTGAGATAATGAAACATTATCTGTCGGGACTATTCTGTTCTAATAAAGAATTATGTAATGCTTATGATTTTTTGCGTGAAAAATTTAATGACAATGAGGCGGTTGAGAGATTGTGTTGGTGCTTTTTTGGTGGCTTTGACAGCGCTCCGGATATAAACACTCAGACAGGTGACGTTGAAACTGAAGTCCCGGTGCAATGTATAAGCTGCCAGTATGACCGTCCATTCTGCAGGAAAGTGTTTATGCCTTTAACCAAAAGAGAGCAGCAAATTTTCCTTCTTGCGCGTGAAGGCCTTACGGATAAGGAGATAGCGCAAAAACTTGATATAAGCTATAATACAATAGCAACTCATTTTCAGAACGCTCTGGAGAAAGTTCGCGGCAATGTTGGCCGGGACGTAACCAGGGCGTTTGTTATTAAGGAACTTACTAAAGCGGGACTGTAATGAACTTCAATATTAAGGATTTACGAATTATACAAAGAGCTTTGATTTTGCTTGCTGTAAAACAGGCATATAAAGTAGAAAAGATGGTTGCCCTGGTTGCAAAGGTTAAGACACCACAACAACTGAAGCATTTACAATATAAGCTCACGATAGCAAAGATTAATATGGATGAGACAGAAAAGGTCAGAGATTCCATACGTGAGATTATCAGCCAGAAGAAATCGGAAAGCGAAAGTTAATAAACTAAAAATAAATATTATGGGAAAGAAATTAGCTCAACAAATTGATGTGGAGAAACTTCCAATCATTTTGATTTGTTCAAAAAACCTTACGCGCAAGCAGCGTAAAGCATCAGATCAGAGAGAACTCCGGTCTCTTAAGATGATTGTCACCAGACGCGATTTGTGGCTCAAATCAGAGCAAAACAAGAAGCGGCCTGGTTATGAGTTCATTCAGAACTCAACTTCAAAATTACGCGAGGATTTGAGCGCGGTGAAAGAGAATAGAATATGATTTGGTGGTTAATTACACTAACATAATAAATTTCAAAAGTTAAATGTCTGTCAAATTGTTAAATGGTGACTGTTTAGAACTAATGGGAAAAATTCCAGACCATTCTATTGATATGATATTATGTGATTTACCTTATGGAACAACTTCATGTGAATGGGATACAATAATACCATTTGATAAACTGTGGAATCAATATGAGAGATTAATAAAAAAGCATTGTGCGATAGTTTTATTTGGAACCGAACCATTTACATCAAAGCTTATAATGAGCAATATCAAAATGTATAGAGAAAAATTAACGTGGGTGAAACATAGACCGACAAATTTTGGAAATGCTAAAACTATGCATTTAAAATATTCTGAGGATATTATAGTTTTTGGAAAAGGCCCCGTTGTATATAATCCTCAATATATAACAAGAGTATCACCTAGAGTGAAACAGGCACAAGCTCACAATACCTTTTTTCACCAAGTTGTTAAAGATCCAAAAAACGCTGTTTCTTTTAAAAGCAATTATGGCGGGCAATCTCCTTTTAAATTAAATGCGGAGAAAAAATTTCAAGGAAATGTAATAACGTGTCCAGCTGTTCAAGGTAACTCAAAAGAAAAAGTAAATCATCCAACGCAAAAACCAATTCGTCTAATATCCTATTTGTTAAGTGTTTACAGCAACGAGGGGGGGGGTAATTCTTGATAATTGCATGGGTTCTGGTTCCACGGGAGTAGCTTGTGAACTTTTAGGAAGAAATTTCATAGGAATTGAAAAAGATGAGACCTTTTTTAAAATGGCAAAAATAAGAATTGAATCAAATATAAACTTGTTCTCAAATATTAAAAAAAATCAGTTATGAGTACAAATAATGAAAATGTAGGTAGAATAATCACATGGAGAGTTCATCATGGACCTGATGTAGAAGAATTTAAAATCGTGAAACTTGAAAGAACAAATTTCTTTACTGTTTTGGCTGCAGTAGAAGGACATTATGGTGTAAGACGAAGGGATTCAACGGTTGAAGCTTATTATGAATTTTTTGGTAGGTTTAGTGAATATGTGACACGCTCAGCGATTGGAAATTGGCTGATTTTGAACACATATACTCACGAGCTATTCATAGTTCCGGATTGGCTGGCAGTAAAAGCCGATCTGACAAAAGCCCCAGAGATGAAATGGGAAGGTAGAGGAACATATGAAACCCAATATCCAAATTCTAATACTAATACACCTAAGCAAAATGACTGAAGATTAAATTTAATTGAGATAATTATGAATGCAGCAACTCATAAAATAGCACAACTGTTAATGAATAATCTTTGTAAATGTCTTGACATCAAGGAAATTACAGTGTGCGGAAAATCGCGTGAAAGAGACGCTGTGGTTGCAAGAACCATATTTTCTTATCAGGCGCGACAGTGGGAAATGACCTATGTAGATATCGGACGCATCCTTAATAGACACCATGCGTCTGTTATAAAGTATGTTATAAGCTATGATGACAAATATCATTTTGATAAATATTTCCAAAGGTCTGCAGATGCCGTTGTAAATCACAGGCTTTTAAGGGATTCTTAATTGTTAAAAATCATAAAAGTCATGTTAAAAAATTGGTTTAAGATGCAATGTGACAAACGTTTGCAGGAAGAGGAAAACGCAGAAATCCAAAACATTACTAAAGCGTTTGATGTTACTGTTAAAAAAGGTGAGATGTATATTTTTTGTGAAGGGAGAGCCGTGGAACTCTTGGATAAAGCGCTAACTATCAAAGATGTTATTGAGAAAATTAAAAAGATGCAATTTGCAAGTATCTCATTTTTAACAAATAAAAGCAATGAAAAAAACACTTAAACCAGAGGAATTTATTGCGCTAGTTGATTCCATGAGAGAAAAACAGAAGCTGTTTTTTAAGTATGGATATTCGGAGCACAAATATCAGATGCTTAACCTTCAAAAAGAGGTGGATAAAGCGCTGAAAGATTATAAGGAATTAAGGGATAAAGAGGCAGCTAAAGCAAATGAGCCGTTGCTTGAATTCAATTTTGAGAAATGTATATAAATAAAGAAGATACTACTAAGATTCTGCAACAATCTGAAAACAAACTTATTGAGGTAATTAGTGAGTTTGGCCAGGTGAGGAAAAGCGGAGCTAGTTATGTGACTAAATGTCCCAGGTGCGGAAGTGAGAAAGGTCTGGAGATAAATACCAGTAAAAAGGTATTTAAATGTTTCAAATGCGGTGAGGTCAAAGGTAAGAAACCAATAGATTACCTTATGACCGGTCAGAACATGAACTATCCGGATGCCCTGTCATGGCTTGCTCAGTTTTTGGGTATAATTTTGACGGAACCGGCACCAAAGAAAACAGCTGTTAAACAGGATAATGCCAAGGATAATAAAAAGAAAGAAAAAGGTAAAAGTGCCGGAGATACTTTTTGTGATCAGATGCTTGCAAGTTCAGGATTGGAGTATAAGGATATTCTTGCCAATGTGCTGGATGATGAAGACGGAAAAGCACTTGTCACCAGGAAGGTTTTTAAGGCAGGAACCATTGATAAATTTGGTAAGATTGTCAATGGTGATGATATGGTTATTGAATATTATGACCTTGAAGGCAAGCCAGTTAAATATACAAATGAATACCTATCTAAACATTCCTCTGAACATGAGAGAAACTTCTACCGTATCCGCTGGCATTATCCGGATGAACATAAGGACAAAAACGGCCGCGCAGCAAAATATCATACGCCTGTAGGCGCTTCAACACCTTTGTATATTCCTGAAAAGGTGAGAGATGCATACAAGCATGGAAGAGAAATCAAACGCTTGTTTATACAGGAAGGTGAGAAAAAAGCAGAGAAGGCAAGCAAGCATGGTCTTATGTCTCTTGGTATATCCGGGATCCAGAACCTTGGATACAAAGGAGAGCTGCCGGAAGATATTGCAAGGATTGTGGAAACTTGCAACGTCAGAGAGATAATATTTTTGCTGGACAGTGATTGTTTTGACATTACAGATCACGTAACCTGCAATGATCCAATAGAGAGGCGGCCGCTCAACTTTTTCTATGCTGTTAAAAACTATCGAGAGTATCTTAATACTCTGAAAAACAGAGGTTTTTATATTGAGGTTTATTTTGGTCACGTCTTAAAAAACAAGCTTGGAGATAAAGGCATTGATGATCTGCTAGCAAATACTCTTAAAGGTTCTGAAGATAAACTTGCCAAGGACATAGAAACAACTTTAAACCTAGCTAAAGATAAGGTTGGACAGTATGTTCACCTGTATAAAATTACTACAGTTCCCGACAGTAAAATTAAGGAGGTTTGGGATCTGAATAATCCGGAGAAATTTTGCGCGAAATATCAGGATGTCCTAAAGAATCTTCCGGAGTTCACTTTTAACCATAACAAGTGGAGATATAATGAAGAAGGTGAGCTAGAGAGCGCACAACCAGTGCAAAATGATGAGCAGTTTTGGATGATTGCCAATCAAAGAGCCGTGGATGCCGGCAAAGCTTCTCCGCAATTGGAATTTAGGTACGAGCGCTGCATGAATTTCTTGCATAACAGGGGTTTCGGTAAATATATTAGAGATACTCTCAGAACGTTTGTAAGGGTTGAAAACAAGATAGTTAATACAGTTTCAGTTGATGATATCAGAGATTTTCTCATGCAATTTACACGTGCATTTTTGAAAGAGGACATTTTGGAGATGTTACACCGGGGAGGCGCTCAATACGTTGGAGATTTTCACCTGCAGCAGATGAAATATGCAGAGGTAAAATTTAAAGAAAGAGAAAGAGACTGTGAATTCTTATACTGGAAAGATAAATTTTGGAAAATTACAGCTTCTGAAATTAAGGAGATGGATTACAGTCAGTTACATCATTTTATTTGGGGCAATCAGAAGAAAGAATATAATCCGCCCATTATGCCGGATTTATGGAAAGTCCAGCAGATTGTTGATAATGATGAATTTAAAACAGTGCATTATACAATATCACTGACTGATGAAGGTAAGAAATGTGATTTCTTGCGCTTCCTGGTTAACGCTTCAAATTTTACTTGGAGAAGAGAAAAGAAAAGTGCAGAAGGGAAGCAAGAAAACGGTCAACCAATAAAAATTGATCCAGAAGAATTTGTAGATAATCAGCATCATTTAGTTGCGAAGTTATGTGCAATAGGTTACATGCTTTCTGAATATAAAGATCCATCTGTTACCAAGGCCGTTGTGGGCGTTGACGGAAAACAAAGTGAGATAGGAGAAAGTAATGGCCGTTCCGGTAAATCTCTGCTTGGAGAGCTTTTTAATATAGCAACTCCAACTAATTACATTGATGGTAAAATTGCTGATGTTGAACGCGATACGTTTATTTGGACTGAAGTCACTGAAAATACAAGAATTGTGTTTATTGATGATGTCAAACGTAGTTTTGATTTTGAAATGATGCTGCCTAAACTTACAGGACCGTGGGCAATAAACTACAAAGGTGGCGGCCGTGTAACTTTGCCGTTTAATATATCACCCAAACTGTATATTACTACAAATCACATGATTAACGGAGACTCTGACAGTTTCCTGGATAGACAGTGGTCTATAGCTTTTTCTGATTTTTATAACGCGCGACACAAACCAACTGATGACTTTGGTTTAAGATTCTTTACTGAATGGGGACATGAGCAGTGGAACTTATTCTGGAATATGATAGCGCAATGCATTAAGCTGTATCACATTTACGGTTACGTTGAGTCTCCGGGTGAACGCATACAGCAAAGGCGTTTACGTCAGAGTATTGGAGAGGAATTTATCGCATGGGCTGATGAATATTTCTCGAATCCGGATAAAATCAATACTGAGATTTTGCGCAAGAATTTGTTTGAAGACTTACTTAAAGAGGTTGGAGTGGCGCGGTCTAAATTCTATACAGCTCCAGTATTTAAGAACAAATTAAAAAGCTACTGTAAGTGGAAAGGTTACCGCTTTAACCCGCAGAAATACAACAAGTACGGTGAACCGCTCAACTTTGATAAAGACGGCAAGCCTATACTGGATGATAAACGTAATGGCGTTGAGTATTTCATTATTGGCGACAGTAATTACAAAGGCGGCCAGGCAGAGCTTGACCTTGCGGATAAGATGAAGGATGTTCCGGATAATGATGAATTGTAAATACTAATAACATGAGTTTTTTTAGAAAAAAAATAACCAATAATACTAAGTGCATAAATACTACTTGTAAACTTAGAAAACAATGTGCAAGGTATTGCGGTTATGACTTTACCGATGCGCATCGTAGTCAGTCAGGCATGTCGTTTACACCGCACGTTATTTGGCGGGGGACTATGGCGTGGAAGCATGAATGTGAATATTTTATCGGATTGTATAAATACAAAATATAAAAATATGAAACCAATTGAATTTAAAGAGCAAAATGCAATTTTCGCTAAAAACCAACCTCAATATAGGCCTCTTCCGGCGTTAAAATTAAATAATGGAGATGGAGATGTTATCAGTTGTTGGAAACTTACAGTCCCTGAACGTTTAAAAGTTTTATTTACCGGTAAAATATGGGTGGGTGAGAAAACCTTTAATGAACCATTGACACCTATTCTATTATCACCGGCTATGAAAAAAATAACTGAATAGTACTTACGGAAAGAATCAAGAATCATTAGAGGCATTATATTACCATGAGTGAAATATTATCATACACAGAGTATTTACTTAGGGATGAGGCAGATATAGAACCTATACGCAAGCATATTGGAGAGGCAAAGTTTCAAGCATTGATTGAATCTGTCGGGAACTATATGAATGAGATGCCTGGTGATGGTTCTTGGATTAATTATCTGGCGGATGTTCCGGAGAAAAAGCGGCCTACCATGGTGAAAGTTTTTTGCTATGCTTATAACCGCCGGCCGTTTAATCCTTGTGATTTTATCAACTTTAACAATCAGGCCACAATGATGCGACATATAAAGACGCATGTTTCCCCATACGATGAATATTTTAAAGATAGAAGTAATGGAAAGATTAACTAGAAACTATAAGATTAATGCAATTGTTACAGCGGACCGTGACAGAGCCTTTAATACACTTTGCATAGCATTGGTAAGAGCGGGTTTTGCTGCAGTACCTTCAGATGCCAAGAAGATAATCTCTCCGGATGTGTCAGCAATAGATCTTGACAGCTGTTTCTTTGTAGCACTTTCTTCATACGATTGGAAAAAATCAGATTATGTCAATAGTCAGCTCATCCGGCTGGCCATCTCCGGAGTACCTGTCTTTATGTGCTGCCGCTCCGTGCCAAACGAGATGCTCCAGTTTTGCAGCACGATTTCCCCGGTTGTTAAATAAAGTAGAAACAGTTTTTAAAAAAATAAAAATGATTAACTGCGTGAATATCATATATTTATTTATTTTAAATATTATTTTTTACCACCCCTTGCTAAAAAAAGCAAAAAAAAGTGTGCTTTCGTGCTGCGAGCAAAATTTTCTTTATAACTTATTCATTATCTGCAAAGTAACTCAGCACGATTTTAGCACGAATCAGCACACTCAGTACAAATTTGCTAAAAAGGGCATTTTTGGAGCTCAAAAACTTTGCCGTACTAAAAAAGTGCTGACAAATAACACTCATTTTCAATTAGTTGCAGAGATTTTTTTCTTTTCAGCACTAAAGCACGAATTTTTTGGCGTTTTTAAACAGGGGTTGTCTTTTTTGGTCTTTGACTTAAACAAAAAATTATAAAAATTTGCATAAAATGGAACAACAAACAGTAGATGTTAAGGTAGGTAAAACACTGAAAGAGTACATTTTAAACACAAATGGCTCTGATGTTTTAGCGGTAGAAAAAGCCTCTGTCTTGTGGGGTATGATAGTCCAGCATTTGGTAGGAATTAGAGATCTTTTTAACCAAGATGGAGTGGATTATACTCCAATTAGTGCTGAAGAGTGTGCTGAATATATTAAGATATCTCTCCTTGACAGTTCTTATGGCAAAAGATATAGTCAAGAAGACAAAAAATGTATTAAGATCCACTCAGATGTACGCTGCTTTTTGTCTAAAAGAGGTCAGAACGTAGTGAGAAGATTTCTATATAAGGAGTTCCGTAAGACTTTTATCGATTATATGCGCGGCGCCCTTTCTAACAACTGTGATTTACAGCAGAAGGAGGCTATTTTTGAATTTTGTTCTGACCATGATTTATCTTTAAATAATATAACCCTGGATGCTTTACAAAAATCTTGGTATCGCTGGAAAAAAAAGCACGGAATTTTAGATAAAGTTTGCACCATAAATTATTAAAATTTATGGGATATGGTGTCCTTAAAAATTAAGCACTTATAAAGATTTTTTATGGGATATGATGTCCTTAAAAATTTAAGATTTTTTAACAGAAATTTAAACTCAAAATAATGAAACAGATTTCAAACATTGTCAAATTAATCCCCCTTACTAATGTTACCAGCATATATGGCAACAGCTATGTTTTGATGAACAGTGATAAGGTTTTTAAGTTCACATCTCCGAAAGAGGTTGATTTTACGCAAACTGCTCAAACAGAGGAAACAGGCTCTTCTTATGTGCAGGAGTTCAAGGCGATTACTCCGGATGCACTTGGTTCTGTGATGGAATTCAACAATCGTAAGGCACTAATAATCTTAGAGCTTACGGATGGAACTGAAAGAGTTCTGGGAGACATGGATAATCCGTGCCGTCTTACAGTTACTCCAAACTCCGGCCGTTATGTCGTTGAATCCAAGCGTACTACGTTGATACCCATAGACTTTTAGAGCTTACATTTAGTCCTTTATATTAGTATCGCTTCCGGCATTTTTGTGAAAAATCTCAAAGATGCCGGAAAAATCATTTTTAGAGCACATCAATTTAGGTCTTGTTTCCATAAGACCTGATAAAATTAATGACTATGCAGCCGCCAAGTCTGCTTCTCCTATCACAAGTGCTGAAGAGGCCAAAAAGATTCAGGCAAAGATCCAGGCCTCATTATCACCTAAGGCAGAAGTTCCTATTGTTGTTCCTTCTTTCTGGGACAATGATTATGCTTCACCATCGGAGGGAAGCGTTCTTATCATCCCAATAACCGGTTGCATTATGTATAAAGACTGGTGGGGACTTTCAACTTCACTGGTTTATAATATTTTACGCAAGGCCGCTGCTGATAAGAACATTGTAGCTGTTGTTCTATATTTTGATACACCTGGCGGAGAGATATTTCTTTTGCATGAGACCGCACAACTCATTTCAGAATTTCCTAAACCTATTTACTCTGTAATTGATTCCGTTGGCTGCAGTGCCGGATATTGGCTAGCATGTTCCGCTCAAAAAGTTTATGCTTCCAGCAATTTCTCTACAATAGGCTCCATTGGCATCATGGCAAGTTACTATGATGACCAGGTTTATTTGAATAACCTAGGAATCAAGTTGGTGGAGATTTATTCTTCACTATCAGGAGAGAAAAATAAAATCTTTGATGACGTTCAAAAAGGCAACAGCAAAGAGTATATCAAACGCTTCCTAGATCCTCTTGCTCTTCAGTTTCAGACAGATGTTAAAACCGCAAGAAAGAGCGTTGCAGAAGATGCGCTTACTGGCAATACCTATTACTCCCAGGAAGCCATATCCAAAGGACTCATAGACGGAGTTAAAGCTGTTGAAGATGTTATCACGGAAGCATGGGCTGCCGGAACTGACATCATAAACATGATTCAAGACAATACCATTTAATCCCTTATTAATCATAATATTATGAAGAATTTACAAGAAAAAATTAACGCAATCTTAGAGAAGCTTGGTTTGGCCGAGAAAGCTAAGAAAAAACAACTCACTTCCGAAGAAGCAGCAAAAATAAACGCGGCTTACAAGGAGGAGTACAAAGGAGATTTGAATGCTGATTTAGCAGCTGCTAAAAAAGGTTCAGAGTCTGCTGAAACACTTAAAGAGATGATGGCCGGATTTGAGGCCATTGGAATCGTTGCTGAAGATACAACAACGGAAGATCCTAAGAATGAGGATGAAACTGAGGAAGATAAAAAGAAAAAGAAAGAGGATGAAGACGGTTCTAAATCAGAGGATGGCAAATGTGGTGACGATGAGAAAAAGAAAGCAGCTGCAGCTATTGCCAATGTAAAAGCTATGGCTGAAGAAAATAAACAACTTAAAGCAGAGAAAGAAACAATGAAAGCAGAAATGCAGAAACTAGCTGCTAAGGCAGCCCCAGATACTGCTGAGACTAAAGCAGTTCCAAGCGCCAGATTTGGCGGCGCACATACAGACAAATATGCCTTTGGTATTCCAAGCCCATATTTTGCAACGGATAAACGTTACAACCGCGTGCTTGTTAAGGGCCGCGCTGTTATTCTGGATTCTGATGCAAAAGAGAAAGACCAGGAAGTATTTAAAGCTGACTTTAAGGAGTATGCTGCTGCCTTGGCAGAGAGAATTGACACTTTGCACAAGACCGGCCAGCTGGCATTGCTTAAGATTAAAGGTGAGGATAATTCTATTGATTATTCCGATCTTAAAAACGCGGGACTTGGAGAGCAGTTTGTTATCCGCAGAATGGATGCATTGATTGCACGCGTTGAGCAACTTCCTTCTTTGGATGGAACATTCCCAATGAGAAGCAATATACAGGATAAAGATATGATGACAAGCGTTTATTTGAACGAATTGTCACAGGCATATCAGGAAGGACACCTGTCAAAAGGCGGCGCAACCTTTAAGCCGGAGAAGGCAGAGGTTAATGACGTGATGATGAAGTATCTTATTAAGTCATTCAAATGGATGGAGACTACCTACCTAGGTTACCTTAATACCTCAGGTTCTGATCCTATCAAATGGAATATGATAGAGTGGCTTGTTCTTGCAATGTCCACTGAACTTCAGAGAGAAAGAGTTCAAAGGATGATAAGAGGTTGCAGAGTTGAACCGGTAGAGGGAAAGAATGGCCATTATTTAACGTCAGCAACCGGACTTCTTCACAGACTTGTATCTTACGTTTTAGGATACAAAGTTCTTCCTTTTGATGATGTTGTATATCAGTCATATACATCTGAGACTATTGGAGATGTATTAATGCAGTTTGCAGAGGCCGTTAACGAGGTATTGGATAACGGATTCCTTGGCAAAGCTTTATATATCAATGATAAGCATATTCCTTGGTATAAGGCATGGTATAATACTAAATATGGCAAAGACACTGACTATACCGGTAACAAGCTGATGCTTAAGGATTATGATTTGCCTATTATTGGCGTTCCTGCCATGGGCAACAGTTTCTTTATGTTCATCACTGATGAAGGAAACTTCCAGCAGTTGGAGAACAAGCCAGGTGAGATGCTTAACATCAAGTTCCAGCAAGATATGGAATCTATATGGGCATTCTCATATTGGAAGGATGGTTTTGCCGCTACATATTCAGGAAAACCTTATGCAACCCTTGCAGCTCTTACGGCTGCCGGAAGGAAGTTCCAGAGCATTTTCTGTAACTATCCGGCTTCCAGCTTAACTGCTGATGATACCACTCCTGATGTAAGCAAGAATTTCTTGTTTAAATCCGTCGCGAACACAAAGGCAACTGCTATTACAGATCTAAAGAACGCGCAAGAAGGAAGAGTTTATGTTATTGAGGTTGGCAGTGAAACAAATCCTATTTCAATTGCCAAAGAAGGTAAGTTTGCCAACATCTCCGAGGCATTTACTCCTACCAAAGCAGGCAGTTATATCAAGCTTACTTATGACTCATCAACTGAATTATTTAGAGAGGTTGAAAGAAGAGTAATAGCATAACGTTACACACGTTTGTTTCTCATAATTAATTATTGTTTTGAGGGCCGGTTGGTGCCGGCCCTTTTTAAAAAAAAAAATCATGAAAAATTTTGGTGAAAAAATAAACAGAAAATATTTGACCGTGTTTATATTAGGTATAATGATGGCTATGTTCATCACAACCTTTTCTGTTTCAATTGCCAACGGTCACAGCTTTAAGGAAGCATTAGGTCTTGGAGGCGGAGCAGTTACATTATGCTCTATGTCAATTATTGGCAACATTAAGAGAGTGACGGACACTCATAGTACCGGAGGTCAGATCTGGGCGCGCATCTATCTTGCTACCATTGATCAGCTTGATGAAAAGTTTGCGTTTCCTATGGAGAATGCCTCCGGGGAAGTGGGGCAAGTTCATCTGCTTGATGGAGAGTTTTTCCATTACTTTGAAGCCGTGCATAATACACCTGACGATAAATCCGCACTGGCCAAAGGAGATATTACATCTGCAACTACTAATACTTTTGGATTCACAGTTGCCGGTGACCTGGCAAAGATTAGAAAATTCTGCAAGGAGCACGCCGGAGATTCATTCATAATCATTTACTACATCATAGAATCAAAAGAGTGGAGAATCCTTGGAACTAAATGGAAACCAATGGTATTGCAGACTGCGGACCGTTCCAATAACAAAGACAGCCGTTCATGTGCCATGACATTCCAGAACATTGATTTGCAGCAATCATCTATTTATACAGGTACAATACCTGAGCAGGATGCCACTGTTCTTGCAGCCGATGCAACAACAATTCCATTCACTTCCGCACAAAACCAGTATAAGACTAATTCTGCAAACTCAGCCGCTACCGTTATCACTTTGTTCTCCGGTCTTACAAGTTCTGATGAAGGCAGAATTGTTGAGATCATTGGAGGCGGTGGAACTAATCCGTCAACCATTGCAGAGACTTCCGGGTTCATTCTTAAATCCGGTGAGACATGGACCGGTGCAGCGGGCAAGTCAATACGTTTTAGAGTATTGGATGCTAGTACTTTGGTTGAGGTTGACAGAACGGCCTAACTTATTACAGGGGCCTTTCTTTTGGCCCCTTTTTTTGAAATTTTAAACACTACATATTATGGAATTTAGAAAACGTCATGAGCTTGCCACCAAGCATCAAAATGAGAAGACCATTGAGGCGGATAAGAGCTTATTAAGAAGTAAGAAACCGCTACACCGGTTGCTTAATATTGATCACAGCACACCGCTTGGCCGCACTCTTCCTTTTGATTTGGTTTATGCTCTAACTGAACACTTTACAGAAGATGAAATTCTTGCTAACCGCAAGAATTTTACAGCTGCAGAAAAGGAGACTGGAGAGACTGGAGACTCCAAGGAAATTAAGAATCCTAAAAAAACTAAAGTTTCCAAAGATTCAGGAAAATCTTCTGATAAAGGTGCCGGAAAAAAAAACTGACAAAAAGGGAAGAATTTCCCAACATCAATTGGGATGACCTTGCAGATGCAGACGTTCAGAAAGCGGAACTGATTTATTCTGACCGCGTTAATACATACAAGCGTCTTGCTGAACTGGATGCAACCATTGATGATAACCCTACAAAAGATGCGGTTACGGAGCTGGCAGAGAAGACCTTCCGCAACCGCATTTGTTCTGAGGAGTTGTTCAGTTTTAACAAGAAAGGCAAGTGGCTTAATAAGCATCCTATCTTTAATGATAACCAGGAACATAAAAAATTGACTCAACTGCTTCTTCAAAATCCTGATGGGTTTATGACTGAATACAATGCCGTTAAATCTAACATAGTGCGTTACACATCCTATCTAAAGAGTAAGAAATATTCTGAAGAACAGCATGAGAGACAAAAAACATTAATTGAGAAATATACTGAGAAAGAATCAGTTATGAGTGAGATTCTAAAAAACAATATTTATGATAGAAGAAGCTCCGGGAAACAAAATTAAGAATGAGTCTTGGGATGGTTCATGGGATAATGAGCGTATTGCGGAGCTGATAGGCCGCTGGGGTGAATCTCTCATGTCTCCGGATGACGTGTGTAAAGAACTATCTGTAACTCAAAATTCAGCCCCTATTTTCAAGGAAAAACTTCTGGATGTGCAATCTGTTTATGGAAAGGCTTACCTCTTAAATTTCTTTGGAAAATACGGCACAAAGGATACTGCTTATGACAGATTAAGGATGCGTTTGTTTGGAGTATAGAATTGATATGGGAAAGTTAGATCAGTTACATAAGATAGACCAGAAGGTTCTGCAGCATTTCATTGACACCGGAAAGAGTGTAAGCATTTCTAAGGATATGCAGAGTTACATTCTCAGAGTCAATGCTATACCAGCAATTGTTCATTATGAAGGTGCATCCGTAACGCGCGTCATTGGGGCATTAAGAAAACAGTTCCCCGGCATGACATATTCTGAGGCACGTGGTATTTATTATGATGCCATGAACCTGTTCTACATGGATGATGATATATCATCTGACGCATGGGATAACTACTATGCCGGCAAGCTGGATGATTTAGCGCAACTCTCTATAGCGCAAGGTGATAATGATGTTGCATTAAAATGCTTTACAAAGGCGCATGAACTGAGAATACGTTCTACAGAACGCATAAAACCTGAAGCATGGCACGCTCCAATCATCATACTTAACAACAAGCTCAAACCGGAAGATTTGGGTTACAAGAAGAAGAGTGTTTATGATATTGCGCGTAGAGATGAGGAAGGCTTCTATACCAAACAGATAGAGGCGCTACCTATTTCCAGAGACTCCAAAATTAAGTTGCTGAAAGATGCAGCTATAGATGTTAAAGCGGAGGATGTTGAAGATGAAACAGACTGACAGGCCTATAGATGAGCTTTACGCCAATTTCATGCAGCTGATATGTTTGACCGTTGACTGCAATAAATTGTTTGATGTGGCCGGCCGTGGCAGCGGCAAGACGGAATTCCTTGGAATGCGTTCCATCAGAGTTGCGGAATCTATGCCACGCGAGACTAGCGCATTGACACATAAAACATATATTGCCCTGTTAAACAATGTAGTACCTAATCTGCTTGCCTATTATAATTCTCCGCGCGGAAAAAATGGAAGACCTCTTCTCCGGGAAGGGATAGATTATGTTGTAGGTCAAAAAGATTTGCCTAAACATTTTATCCGGCCGCGTTATCCTTTGACTCATCCGGAGCACACTATTTGTTTTGCAAACGGACATAATTTCCGCCTGGTATCATCTGACCAGCCGGAGAGCATTGCCGGTTCCAACATTGTTCACATTTTCATAGAGGAAATGAAGCACAACAAAGGAGATAAGCTAAAAACTAGGTTGTTTCCTGCAATGCGAATAGGCCGTCTTGCGCAAGGCGCTGAACAAACAGCACAATCTCCTTATTATGGGGGAATTACAGGCGTTTCTGACGTTGCAAGAATTAGCCTAGGAGAAGATGATTGGTTTGACAGTTACGAGAAACTAACAAATCCGGAACTCATTGAGGATATCATAAACCTGGCAATACATATTGATACAGCCAGATACAATGTTTATACCGGGAAATCACCAGAGAAAAATTTAAAAATAATTGACAGGTACCTTCCGGTTCTTAACCACTTAAAGAGTATTGCAACATTTTATATCCGATGCAGTTCATTGGTTAATAAAGATATTCTAGGTATAAAATTTTTTCAGACTCAAAGTGAGACGCTTGCAATCAGTGAGTTGATGACTTCCATATATTCTATCAATGAGAGAATTACAGAGGATATGTTTTTTCCGCGCCTGGATGAAGAGAAGCATTTCTTTGATGATAGTTACAAGTACGAGCTTATCCAGGAACTTAACTTAAAAGATAAATTTAAACTAGATGCCTCATATTTAAAGCATTATAACCCTTCTGATAAAATCCTTATAGGTTACGATCCCGGCTCATTTGCTTCACTGGTTGTGGCTCAGGAAGATAAGAAGAACAATACGTTAAGATTTATCAAAGAGTTCTATGTTATTGCTCCCAAGGATATTGAGGACTTGGCGCAAGACTTCTGCATATTCTTTAAGAACCGCCGTACAAATTTTATAGACTTCTATTATGACAGGGCCGGAAACAAAAAAGACTCCAAACGTGATGCCGGCTCAGATGCGCGGCAGCTGAAAAAAGCAATAGAAAAATATGGTTTCAGAGTGCGCATGATGAATGAAAATCAGAGAGATATATTTCACTGGGAACATTACAAGTTGTGGGATAGGATTCTTTCCTGTCGGGAAAAAGAAGTGCCAAAGTTTTTATTTGATTCCAATGAATGCCCGTATCTAAAATCATCTCTTTTTGCCTGTAAGAAAATACCGGGCAAGCAACCGGTAGAACTGGATAAGTCTCCGGAACGTAATCTGCCACTTTCCATGCAGGCCGGTTTGTCTCCGCAAATACCTTCCGCCGCAATGTATTTGGCGTGGGGTTTATATCACAGATTTTGTCCGGACAATCAGGAGAAAGGAATTCCAGTGCTTCCGGGAAATATGGTTGTTTAAAGGAGAATGTTTTGCCATAAAATCAAAATGTTTTGGCAATTCTTTCTCCAAAATAAAAATTAAAAAGTTAAAACTTAATGCGTTACAAGATTTGAAGTCAAAAAAAAACGATTTTTAGCGTTGTTGTGCACGGAACCGCTCATTCTTGGATATGCAATGCAATCAGCAATTTTTTGGGAAATATGATTTAAACGTTTTGATATGAATAAGTTACAGATTAACGGCGTTGAGACGCCAGAAAAAATTTTAAAAGAGCAAGAGGATAGATGTTCTGCCATGTCAGCTGCCAATCCATTTCTTGCATTGCAATGTCCTTTAACAGGCCAGGTTCAATAGATACTTTCGCACACATGGATACGATAAGAGGAACGGATGCACTTGCCAAAGCAGAAGCCATAACAAAGACAGGCGGCAACTTTAATGTGATGTTTTATTCTTACTCCAGAAGCAAGCATACTGCATCAGATAAATTAAAGACACTTACCTGCTGCCACACAAGAACACCTATGCCACATGAGAAGTGGAGCGTTGATGGTGCGCATTACTTTCTCTTTGATTATCAGGGACTACAACGGCAATGCTATAAGGTTCTGCTTAGGTTCATTGCATTCAGTCCCGATTATAAACTACTTAAAGTAAAATGGTATGAATGAAACAATCAAGAAGCTGGGTTATGTTAAGATGGGGCAAGATGTGTTATCCTATCAGATAGGTAGCACGGATATGTTCTCTAACACATTGTCAGCAGACAGGAATGCGGATGATGCGCCCGTTCATCTGGTTCCTATCTCTATTCAACAGTACAAGGTCTATCCCTTTGGAGTAAACAACCTGGAACCAAATGAGGCAAAGGACATGATAGGCCATAATAAACTCTTACCTCAACTTATTGAGAAGCAGGTATCTATGTTATACGGGAACGGTCCTATGCTGTTCATACAGCAACTAGATGAGGATGGCTTACCTAAGCGCAAATACTTACAAGACAAGGAGATATCTGAATGGCTGGATAACTGGAAGCAGAATGGTTGTGCGGATTCATTCAGAGATTATATAAAGAAATGTATCTCTTCATTCTATTATGCATCAGGCATTTTCACAAAATGGAGGTTTACGGCCGGGGCCAATATGAATCTATCGCGACCTGTAGCAGGGCTTGAGCATGTGAGTGTATTAAGGGCAAGGCTTGCAACTGTGAAGGATATATCCGGCCGCACGGATTTTGAAGATTCCGATTTTGAAAAAGTGCTGATAGGTCCTTGGGATAATTGCGTTGTTAATGAGTTCAAAGCATATCCAAGGATGGATTACACCAATCCCACAAAATATCCAACGGCCATATCATATTCCAAGAATCCAACGCACGGAGAAGAGGTCTATTCATTTAACAGCTTTTACCGGGGAATACGTCACTGGATTAAAGCAAGCAACTTAACTCCTAGATATATAAATGATTATCTAACTAATGCAATGAGTGCAAGAATGCACGTTATTATTCCGGATGCTTGGCTGGAAAGTCAGAAAAAGAGAATAGAGGAACTTTGTGAAACTAATGCGGAAAGAAGGAAGGAGGATTCAAACGCTACTTTGCTAAACATCAAATTTTCTGACACTGAGATAATTGAAATTGGCACTGAATACAACAGCACTTATCTGGATCAGTACGTTGCACTTGAACTTAAAAAACTGACCAATTATTTATCCGGAGAAGGAAATAACCAGGGCAAAATATTCTCTTCTTATTCCTTCACAGATGCAGACGGGAATAAGCAGGAATGGGAGATTAAAGAGATACCTCAAAAATACAAAGAATACATGGAGGCGCTCATCACGTATGATAAGAGAGCTGATGAGAATATGCTTGCAAGTAAGGGTATGGATGCCTCAATTTCAAACGTTTCCAAAGATGGAATAATATCCAATTCCGGCAGCAACGCATATTACAACTACATGATTTACCTGGCCAGTTTGACCATTCCGGAAGAGATTGTTTGTCAGGATGCCAACCTTGCTTTAAAGCTCAACTTCCCCGAGAAATATTCCCAAGGCATCAGGATAGGATTCTACCGCCCGACAATAGCAAAGCAACAAGATATTACTCCTTCACAGAGAATGGGCAATCAGGAAGAAACATCATAAAATATTATTATGAAAGGATTTACAGATATTAACGATTTACTGGAGCACACAACGGCGCTAGACCAAAGCGTTGACTTGGTAACTCTTTCCAGCTCCCAAAAAACTGCAATTGCAACTATACGCAATATCATTCCGGATGAGGTGCTGTCTTTTATTGAAGACACTACTTCAGATGATATAGATAAAAAAAAGGTTCTTGCGGATGCGCTTGATTATCTTAAGCTTGCGCTTGCTAATAGAATTATGTTTAACTATCTTCCTTACTGGGCCGTATCAAAAAACAATTCAGAGCAGAAACTCTATAAATACCAGTTTGAGAACCTAAAAGATGATTATATAAAGCAGTTCTGGAGTGCAATGGATTCCCTGCTAAATTTGCTAGACAATAAAGCTACTGACTCTTTCTTTAAAGAGTGGAAAACAGCAGATATTTACAAAAACCGTCAGGAACTTTTAATAAAGAGTGCAAAGGATTTTTCTTACTATTTCAACATCTCTGGAAGCTCATATTTCTTCTCACAGATTCAGTACCTTATTAGGGAAGTTACAGCATCTGAAATAAATACGCGCTTTGGCTCTTTGTCCGATACTGAAAAAGCTACTCTACTGGATAAATATAAGGATACGGTTATGCGTGCGCTTTGTTATGAAGTTATGGCGCGTGTGGTAAAAGTGTTTGACCTAACGGAACTTCCTGAATCATTACGAAAAGACATCACATCCGAGTACTCCACATCCGGAAGCATGATGCAGAATCGCGACAGACTTTCCATGGAACTGGAAAAGAAAGCAAGTCTTTATCTACTGCAGATGGAAACAGCTGTAAGCAAATCATTGAATAAGGCAACTGGAATTGAGGACTATAACCGCGAAAGCAATAAATTCTTCTCTGTGAAATGATTACAATAAACGGAAAATATAAGATTCCTTCTGAATGGTTTGAACTCCGGCCTTACCAGTATCTGAAAATCTGTGAAGCTGTCACTGATTTTTTACGTGGCAAGAGAGATTTTGAAGCATTCAAGCTGCAGGTTCTTATGATCCTTCTGGATATTGAAAGCAAAAAAATAAAGAACCTGAGTGAAACATTCTGCGAAAATCTATGGCGTATTGGTGAGCAAATTAATTTCTACTACATGTTTGTATATGAAGATGATAGATACAAGAAACTTTCTCCGGCCACACAAGAAAAACTGTTAAAAACTATTCCCAAGGCAGATGATTCTGAACCAGAAATGCGTATAGCATCTCAGTTCAAGTACCGTATAAAAATTGATTTGCATTTTGGTGAGCAGCTGCTGCCATTCCTGGATAGCATGAGACTCATCGGATATAAGTTTCATTATGCTAACGGACTGGTTGACACGTCTTTAACGGCAGCGCAATACACTGATGCAAACTCACTTGTTTCATTATTTTATAAGAGCAAAGATGAACGTGCGCTTATTCTGGATAAGTTGGTTAGAGTTCTTTATTGTCCGGAACCATACAGCCAGGCAGCTGCAGAAAAAGTTGGCTTGCAAAACATATCACAATATGAGAAAGTTGCGGTACTGTATAATTACAACGCTATAATTGATTGGATATCAGATATTGAAAAATATAAGTATGTTTTTCATGGCGCAAAAACATCTGAAAAAAACCTTATAGGTCCTAACTCTCCCATCTATCAGCTTGCCGGAAAAGGTTATGGTTCTGTCGGGGAAATAGAAAAAATGTCTCTGTTTAATTATTTGGATTTGCTTCTAAAAGAAACTATTGACAGCGTTAACCAGTTAGGATGCACGGAGATGAAGCACGGAGAGATTGCTGAATCAACCGGCTTAATGGAAGAGCAAGTAGATGAAATACTTAACAATACAAAAAGATGAAACAGATAACAGATGTAATACAGTATTTTTCTCAGTTTGTTGCTAAATCAGCAATATCAAAACTGACTGCAAAAAACAGCCCTGCCGGAGGTTATGCAGATATTTCTAACATACTAAACAATGTTGGAGATGAGAAGAGAAATTCAGAGATAACTGACTTTGTACTTGGCATCAATGAGGCAACTGTCAGTAAGATGATTTCCCAGGTCAAGGGATATTATCTGTTTGTTGACTTTGGCAATATATCATCTGTTTTGTCAGAGACAGAAGCAAAAAGTGATGAGTTCCGCCTTGCAATAACTATTGCAAAGCCTTTATCTACAAATGGTTTTAATAATCTGGAAGAAATGCTTGTGCTGGAAAAAGCACTTGACATTCTTGCAACTATCCGGCGCAAAATGAGAGAAGACACGGATGATAGAATGACTTATCCGCTTTTGGAACAACTGGTGTGGCCTAATGAGATTTCACCCTTTTACGCTAGGGACCTATCTGCTTCAATTGGCTGGAGCATGATGTTTAGCCGCAAAGGTGTTGATATGATTTAAAGATGAAAAAATTACAAAAAATAGTGAGCGCTATATAATTGATTAATATGCTTACAGAGGATTACATAAAACAATTAAATGACGTGATGCTTGACCAGGCGGTGAAAATGTTAAGAGCGCAAAAGATTGTGGCCACGGCGTATTTTGTTCAGAGGACCGGACAATTGTTGGAGTCAACCTCTCAAAATCCAAGCGTTGCAAACATGCACTTATCAATTGATTATCCACTGCACATTAGGTTTCTTGATCTCAAAAAAACAAAAAGCGGTCATAAAAAGAGAGTTTATGAACCTATTTATAACAAATATATTTATGGTTACCTGTATGCAGGTATTTACAATAGAATAAAACCGGCTTTATCCGGAGAAATTAGGCGCACTGTAGTTGAGACTTTTAAGAACGCATAGATATGGCAATCCAAGATGAATTAATCAAAATTGAGGCGGAAATCAAACTTAAATCAGGAGAATTTTCTGAGAAGTTGACTGAAGATCGCAAACGTGCCGGAGACTTGAGGCGCGAAATCACAGCTTTGCAAAAAGCTATGTCTATGCTGGAACTTACAAATCGAAAGGGAACGCAGCAATATCAGGAGATGGCAAATCAGTTGAAACAAGACCAGACGGAACTTAAGGAGACAGAGAAAAGAGTAAAGAGTTTGGCAGTAGGCCTTGGAGACATTAAACTTAAGACTGCTAATGAGTTAAAGCAGCAGTTGAAAGACCTGCAAAACCAACTTAATAGCACATCAAAAGAAGCTGATCCGGAAAGATGGGAGCAGTTAAACGCAGATTTTAAAGCCACAAAGGATAGACTTGCAGAAGTCCAGGCCGGAGGTGAAAAAACCGGTGCAGTAATGAAGGGAATGCTTTCCGTGTTTGGAGGATTCTCGATGGCAGAAATTGCGAAGAAGGTTGCACAAGGACTTGTTAAAATTGCCGGAGATATAACTCAGGCCACAAACACTTCCAGGAATAAATGGGAGGCAATGACCTTGGGAATGAAATCTTCTTATAAGGTTTTTGTAACTGCAATGGCCTCAGGTGATTTTGATAATTTTTTAAATAACCTTAAACGCGCTTGGAACCTGTCTAAAGAAGTAGTTGAAATAATGGATCAATTGAAGGACGGCGTGAATGAGCTGACAGTGCAGCAATCAAAGGCAAATCTATATATATCTGAACAGCAGGCCATTATGGACGATGTAACCAAATCGGCTGCCGAGAGGCAGCAAGCTGCCCAAAATATTATCAGGAAAAATCAGGAGATGGGTAAATTAGAAATGGATAATGCGCTCAAAGAGAAAAAGGTTGCTAATGATAAGGCCATGATTCTTACCGGATTAAATGCTAATCAGTTGCGGTATTATATAGCTGAGAATTCCCAGCATAAAACCCAATTATCCCAGGGCCAGAAAATAGTTGATACGGAAAATAAAATTTTATCGTTGAAGAAGCAACGTACTCAAATAGCTTCATCCAATCGAGGCGGAGCTATTGCAACCCCAGAAATTGACAAAGAAATTGCTGCGCAGGAAAAAAACTTAGCGGCAATGAAAAAGACTAATCAGTATGTAGCAGAGAATGTAGTTCCTATCATCAAAGGCATAAATAAAATGCCTGATGAGATGTTAAAAGAATGGGCCGCTGCAGAATCTAAGTTATACCAAACCACTGCAAATGTTAATGACAATAACCGCGCTGCTTTAAAAAAGTCCAATAAACTTATAAAAGAGATGGCAGATGATAATGCTGCCAAAATAAAAGAGATTAACTCAAAGTCTGCAGAGGATAGAGAAAAATCTTATGAAAAAGAAATAGCTGCTGCTGAAAAAGTATCAACGGCCAAAAGCAATGTTCTTAAACAGGAATATCTTGATAGGAAAAAATCAGAGGAAGAATATAGTTCTGAATCGTATATAATAGAGGCGGATTTACTTAATAAAAAGCTGCAAATCAACGCCATGTATGGGAAAGGCACGGAAGAAATACAACAACAGCTACTTGATAAGTCTATTGAAAAAAGGAAGGAATACCTTGACAAGATAAAGGATCTTGTCAAAAAAGCACAGGATGATATAAAAGATGCCAGCAAAGAAAGCAGTGATAAAATAAACAAAACGACAGAAGAACAAAATAACTCACTGCAAGAAGGACTCGTTGCAGACTCCAATCATCTTATAAGCAACATGCAAGAAGCTTGGAATTTAGAAAGATCTGAGCTGGATAAAATAAATGACGAAGAGTCTTCTGCCCTGGATCATCTCCAAGAATTATATGATACCGGATTGATAAGTCATGAGACCTATGAAAAGGAGAAAACAAATATCACTCAAAAATATGCAACCAAAAGACGTGACGTAGAATTAAAGGGAGCTATTGCTATCACTCAGGCGGCAAGCCAAGCATTAAATAGCATTGCAAGTTTAGTAAGTGAAGTTGAGGAGATAGAACAGCAAAAACTTGAAGCATCAGAACAAAGAGAACTTGCAGCGGCTGGTAGTAATACTGAAAAAAAACAAAAAATACAGGAAGACTACGAACGGAAAAAACTTGAGCTTAGAAAAAAATATGCAAATATTGAAATGGGAATTAAAATTGCCGAAACCATTTCTAATACGGCAACGGCTATTATGATGCAATATGCAACTCTTCCATTGCCGGCAGCTATTGCAGCAAGTGTTTTAGTCTCGATAGCCGGGACAGCGGAACTCCTTGCAATTATAGCACAGCGCAATGCAATCCAAAATGAAACTACTTCCAGTTCTATATCTACCGGTGAACGCGTTGTTACCTCCGGATATAGTGAAGGAGGTTATACCGGGGACGGCGGAAGATATGAGCCGGCCGGAATTGTTCACCGCGGGGAATATGTTGTGCCACAACCAGAATTAAGGGATATTACAGTTAGGCAACATGTTGCTGCAATAGAAAGCGTTAGAAGAAGACGTACATCAATAAATCCAGTTGGAAGCTATGCGGAAGGAGGTTATACTGGTTCTAAAGATTATGGCCAAGCTGCGGCAGTAGATACTAAAGCTATTGACAAATTCTGCAAGGCTGTTGACAAACTAGTGGATACTCCGCAAAAGAGCTATGTTGTTGTAAGTGATATTAATGCGGCACAGGAATTAAAAAATAGATTTAAAAAAGCAGCCGGGAAATGAAACTTATCACCGAAAAAGGTCAGCTGCCGCTTCCGGCAGATTTTGAGATACAAGTGGAGAAAAACTCACCGTTCTTCTCTGATGATGGAACGGCATCCATTCCAGTTACTATACCTGCATCAGCTGACGTACTAGGCAAACTTGGCAACCCAGAACGTTTGGCATCAGCCAATGGTTTTTTGCGTAAAATTTCCGCAACTCTCCAGAGCGGGGTAATAAGAAAAAATGGGCAACTAATAATAGACTCTATCGCGACAAAAAGTGGCATAACCGCCTCATTAGCATTGGATGAGAGTGATTTATATGTTAGTTATAAAGATACAAGTTTGCGTGAGATTTTTGAAGGAGTTGTAGATGATAGATTTGCTGATTCTGCAGATAAAATCGGCTCATGGGCTTTATTACTGCAGCAACTATCATCCGGACAGCAAACAGGTGATTTTACAGCATTTCCGGTTGCGGTAAACAGAAATACAGTTGTCACAAGAAGCGTGACTGAATCAGATACGGACGAGGATAGTTCCTATCAGTATCTAAATGAGCCAGATGTGTCTAATGATAGTGACACAGTTACGTTCTGGCCGTTTCTCTATAAGAGCAGAGTGATCTATGAAAATGAAACTTATATTACTGTTCCTGATGGTTATGGTCTAACTGCCTTTCCTTGGCTTCACAGATACTTGGTACTTCTTTTTAAACAGCTTGGCTATACGCTTAATTCCAATCCATTTACTGTATTTCCGTTAAATAAAATTTGTCTAGTAAACAATTGTGCTGACACTTTTTGCAAAGGGCATTTAAAATGGTCTGATATATCCCCATCAGTTACGCTATCTGAGTTTCTTGATTGCTTAGAGAAGAAATTTCATGCGCAAGCATTTATTAATCCGGAGACAAAAATTGCGGATATACGTATGTTTGAGGATATTGCAACTGAGGGACCTGATATTTGCCTTGACAATAAGTTAGATGATGAGATGACGGTTAAACCTCAAGATGCCAAACAAGTTAAGCTAATTCCTGATCAAACGCTGGAAGGCGCGGAGCCGGCCGCGGAAACAAAGGAGAAGCTTATTGAAAATTATCCACTTATTACACCTGTATCAAGCGGTGCAACATCAAACTATTACGTTTTTTACAGAAAAGCACTTGGCGATTTTTGGAAGAGCAGCGTAAATGGAACTAGCGGCGCAAAAATATACAAGCGCTTAGGTTCCAACAACTTTACGTACTTTAAAGACACGATGAAAGCAGAAGAATTTACAGCATCAGATGTAACTCCGGTAATGACAGCACATAAATTTGGCCAACGAGGTGTATATGCATTAATGGTTCAGGCAGAATTTATTGGGGATAAGATTCATCTTAACTCTTCATACGAAAATGAAAGTGAAGATACAGAGCAAAAAGTTATATTTATTTATTCTTCAGGAATTTCCGGCAATGACGTATTGCAATATTCTAAATACTGTCATGGTACTTGTGAAAAGTACAACAATATAGGAGTTCAATGGTGTGATTTTTCTTTGCACTATGATGAACTATATAACCATTGTTGGAAGCTTTACAATGAGGCACTTATGAACAATGCTGCACATTTAACAGGGAAGTTTATTTTAGACAATATGACGCTGCAGCAATGGCGCATGGATAAGACAAAAAGATTCAAGGGACAGCGTCTGCTTCCCATAGCGCTTACATATAACATCTCGGATAAGGCGGCAAGCGTTGAAAGCTCTGAGTTTCTGCTATTACAGGCAAAACCAAATGAAATTACTGATACAGCGTCTGTATATACAGAACAAAAATACATGTGGGTTAGACATACCAATTTGGAAGATATTTTAAAAAAATATCCGGAAGATCAGGACCATTATGATTCATGGAATTATCAAAATTCCGGCGCAGATGCATATACTTCCGACCTGCCACCTACTGCAGCAACAGATACTTTTGATGCCGGTACTGTTACAATAATAATCACAGTAACGGATAACGCCGGGCATGTACTTAACACATCAACTGAAGAGATGCATATATGGTACACGGCTGCTGAAATGGATAGTTAAAAAATTTGTCCTTTAAATTTTAAAATATAACAGAGAATTTTACGCAAGAATATGGCAAGCATTATACAACAACCGGATGCGCTTTCCCTTACAGGGAATATGAAGAAGCTGATTATCCAAACAACGGATAATGTTACCGTTAAACTTCTTTGTGGTGATGATATTATAACTAATGAGATTTATGCTCCCACCAATGAACAGGTAGAGCTAGATTTTTCCAAGGTTGTAAAAAATCATCTTTCATTTTCAATTCCTGCAGATTATGTAACGGTGCAATCATCTATGGTTAAGGCTTTTACTATAGATATTAATAATTCTGCTTTAACTGCTTCATTTTTAGCAATACGTGCCGGCGTAAAAAATCTCTCTCTTACGGCTGCAGAATTTTTAAAGTCACATTTTCTAACATGGCAGCCAATATCAGTTAAGACTACAAAGACTCAACCACAATGGCTTACTTACTATAATCCAACTTCTGCAAGTGTTAATGTCAAGCTTAAATTTTACCTAAAAAATGGTGAATCAAAACTTTTTCTACTTGGCAGTATAGACGCCGGAATATGTAAGACTTTTTCTTTGCAATTTGCTTATATATACAGTCTTATAGAAGATGAAAAGTACGGATATTATGATGTGTATGTGGAAGATGTATCAGCGGTGCGCTTGACATATATTCAGAGATATATTTATACTGCAGACCAGAATGAGCAGCATCAATATGCCTGGGAGAATTCACTTGGTGGAATAGATTCTGTTAATTGTACCGGCAGCAGAACAGAAGAGAGTGACGGAGAAAATACTATAGCAGAAAAGGATGAAGTAAATGAGCTTGAAATCAATAAGACTGAAATCAAATACACTCAAAATTCTGGGCTTAAGACTCAAAAAGAAACGGCCTGGTTAAAGGATTTGGTTCTATCTGAAAAGCAGTACGCATTTGAAGACGGCAACCTTACACCTATTTCATTGACTAATAGCTCTGTATCCAATGTGTCAGCTGATGATATGCAAAGTTTATCATTTACATATAAGATAAATGATGATCAGGGATATTTGAACATTTCTCGCACTGAAACTCTTCCGGATAATTTGGAGATTCCAACTCCCGACAGCCTTTTTTTTTTAACACCTGACTTGACAGCATTTCCAGTGGCTGACCTGTCGGGAGAATTATTATTTGCCATACAAACGCCTTATAAAAAAGTATGGAAGCAGTTATCTTTTAATGTTTTAAAGGATTATTTCAAGTCTCTTCTTAATGGCATAACAACAAGGAATATAAGAGATAGAGGAAAATGGAGTAAAGATATGGCAGAGAGTTCAACGCCATACCTTTATAATGCAACGGTTCAGGACCAGGTTTATCATAACAATTGTTTTTATAGATGCGTTACGTCAAAGACGTTGGAAGAACCTTCTTTTAATGCAAATGATTGGGTTATGGTAATGGGAAGCACGGAACTAGCGTTGGAAATTGATTCTTCTAATGGTGACACTTTCCTTTCCGGGAAACTTTCTACAATCTTAACAGCAAAGGTCTTCCGAGGTCTAAATGACATATCAAGTGAAGTTATTTCATGGAAATGGTCACGAACAACAACTGATACTGCAGCAGATACTGTTTGGAATACAGAACATTCCAGTGATACTACGAGCGTTAATTTAACAAATGAAGATCTGCAAGATTTATCCGGAGTGTTCACGTGTACCGCTATCGTTAATAATGATGGAGACACAACAAAACTAACCGCGCAAATAATTTTCTGATATGAAGATAAAAAGACTAAATGTTGTATATGATCCTCTAAATATAGCTCTTACTCTGAGAGTTATAGGAGGAAGTTTATCACAGCGTCACAATGCGGATACCGGAGAATATGAGCCGGACCGTTCACTAACGCCTCTTGTTATTAAACCTATTCTTTATGTTCAGGATCCTTCCGGCATTATTTCCAGTGGAAATAAAAGTTTCTCAACGTTTAGCTGGTACCTATTACCGGCGGATGTTGCAGATAGCGTTGTTTTAGATAACTTTATTGCTGCTGAATTAAGCAATTATCTTATAAGTTCAGCTACAGAAGATTATACTGTAGGATTAGATGGCCAGTTAACTGTAAGTGAAAATATTAAATATCTAAAACCAAAGACTTTAGTTTTTGTCGGAACCTTTGCTGATTCAAGAAGCGGCAATGCTATCAAAGTTGCAGCAACTGCATTGCTCTCAACCCTATCAGTAAGTGAACCTGCTTCCTTAACGTTAGATAAGCCCGTTTCTTGGGAATATGATCCTCTAATAGATGTTGGCACAAGAAAGATAACAGCAACTTTAAAGATTGGAGGAAATGCTTGTGATGGAATCTATTACAATGCTTACTACTTTTGGTATAAGCGTGTAAATAATGTTGACACCCTTTTAAATGAAGATGATTTGTTCTATGTAAGTGGAGTAAATTCTTCGGAACTTGAAATTGATCCGCGTTTCTTAGATCCAGACGTCTTGCTAGTATGTAAAGCAGATTATCTTCCTGTTGGTATGGCAGCACCGGCAGAACCTTCTGATTCCGCCATTACAGTAACAACAAAATGTGTAAGACGTTATGGAGAGTACGATTATTCACAGATTGTGAATGGAGGAGTTGAGGCTAATCCGTTGGCGGAATATGTTAAAGATGAGGCGCTTGTATTTACTCCTAAAAAAGTGATTACAGATCCTCAAGCATATTTTTCTATTACCTGGTCTGTCAAATATCCTACTTATGACTCACAATGGGAAGTGCTTGGATATGGCAATTCATGCAAAATTCCAATGAGTCGTGTAAGTCAGGGTGCTGATATAGGTTTAGCGGTAGAAGAACTAAAACCATTAAAGGCAATCCAAGATGATAATGGAAATGATTTAACTATAAATTCCTCATATTTAATTATTTAGAAATGAAATACGTATATGCAATAATTCCTTTTTCAAAGGCAGAAAAGCTAAATCTGACTGATCACCGGCAGAGTGTAAACGATTTGACATTGATTAACTGTGATGACTTGTTGACTGACGGCAGCGCATCAGAGTCATTCTCAGATAAAGTTGAAAGACTAGGCGGAAAGATTCTTACAAGAACTGAAGCAATAAAATTTATTAACAATAAATAAGAGATATTATGTCAAGCACGGTAAAAGGATCAACAACAATTAAATACGTAAAGCAGGGTGATACACTAACTTGCTCTTTGCGTTCAACCCGGCCGCTAAAGCAATTTGTAGCAAAGAGTAATGGTGCCGTTGCACCAGATTTCACAAACGCTTCAAATCAGCCAGTTATATATCCGGCAATAAGAAGTATGCTCAAGGCTTCAAGAATTGCCCCTGTGACTGGTTCTGATATATGGTATTTTGAAGGAACACAAATAACGTTTGATTCCTCTAATTTATCCCTGGCAGTTGGAAGCATAGCAGCCGGAACTTTTAAAAGAGAATGGCAAAACATTGATGGAGATTTCTCCGTTCCAACACTTAAAATTTTAAAGAACATTGCTTCATCATCAGTTATAACTTCCAAAGTGATACGTTTAGATTGCACTGTTAATACCGGATTTACAGCTAGCGTTTCCCAAACAATTGAACTTCAAATAGAAGAAACTGATGGTGAGAGCTATATACCGTATATTGACGTAAACGATGGTGGTGTAATAGATCAGAACACTCCAGTACTTACGTTAAATGCCCACCTTTTAGTTGGGGGAAACTCAGTTACAACTGGAGTAACATATAAGTGGTATAAAATGATTGTTGCAGCCGGAGTTGATGGATGGCAAGCTGTATCCAATGCCACATCTCAAACTTTACAAATTTCAGCTGCAGACATTGATAATAAGGAGCTTTACAAGGTAACCATGACTTATTCAGGAAAGACTGCAGAAGCAACAATATCCGTTGAAGATGAAACTGATACAATGGTTATATATCCTAATCCAACTGATGGAGCTGGAAACGCCGTTCCGGAAGAAATTACTTCTTCCAGACAGAGCATTGTTTATGTTCCATTTGTCTGCTACAGAGGCAGTACAACACATTTATCCGGAGCTACTTTTGATTTTGCCCTGACGTCATCCAATGGAACAGTCATATCATCAGCTGACGCCGCAACTTCTTTTACTGTTACAAAAGGAAACTGCGAAACAGCCGGCGGAGATGTAACGTTAATTATAACCGGTACAATAAATGCCTAACATTAAATCTATTACAAGAATAGCTTATAAAAAGGATCCAGAGAAAGGTGATCCAGGGCCTAGTATTGCATATCCTTTTAGAGGTGATTATTCTGCTTCTAAAACCTATTATGGCAATACTACAAGAATTGATGTAGTAAAGTACAACAACTTGTATTATAAGGCGTTAATAACTGCCGGTGAATTTTCCGGAAAGGTTCCGACAGATACAACCTACTGGATTCAATTTCCCGGACCATATGAGAACATAGCAACCGGTTGGCTGTTTGCAGAGTATGCGAATCTGGCCGGACTTATATTTAAGAACAAATGCCTTATCTCACAATCTGGTACCGTAAATGGTTCTGCCAGCACTGATTATGAAAACGCAAATTTTATTCCGGATTTAAAAATTGATCCTATAAACGGAATCATCAAAATGGGTTCTAAAATATCTATTACAAGAGATTATGGGATATCTTTAAATGATGCAAACGGAAAGATTGCAACTAAAATAATTGCTGATACAATAGGAACAATTGCAACGCTTCCAACTGATCAAGTAATTAATTCCATGATGACTATGGCCCTAGCATGGTATTGCTCTGCCAAAGAAGATCATGATAATGAGTGCTATAATAAAGAATTTTCATTAGGCGCACTATCAGTTGGTGATGTGATAAAGCTTAACGGATTTGGCGTTGATTTGGATGTTCCTACTGATCCTTCTGGTTATTCAATTCAGACAAACCGTTTGCAAGTTTTTATTGAAGTTTACAATGGAAGCACGCTTGTTCACACTTGGAGTGCTTCTAAAAATATTATTGTTGCTTCTGCGGCTGAATTAAATGAGTCTTTCACTCCTGGAGAAAGTATAACAATTGATGGAACAAATTACACATCAGGGACTTATAAACTAGTATTAAGGGCTGTTGTTACAATTGATTCATCAACAATATCGGGTGCAACAGATGATGTAATTTGCCGTGGTTCATACGCTTATGCAATCACTCAACCACAGCAGACAATTATTGGCACTGATGGCTTCTTTACGGCGTGGGGCGAAAATAAATATATGTTCGTTTCTGCAATTGAAGGGATCAATTTACGTCTTGGAAATTACGGACTTAGACTAACATCATCCGGCTTGCAGAAACTTAATAATGGAACATGGATTAATTTATAATATAAACACTTAAAAACTATTACAATGGCAAAACAAGAACTAGGCGCTCTGGATACGTTCCAGAGTCTTGTAGATGCTGACCTTATTTTTGGGCATTCAGCTGCAGCTAACAAATACGGCTTCTTCAAGGCAAGCCAGTTAAAAAACAAAGGTTATGCTGTCAGAAGATGGAAACTTTCTGATGGTAATCCTACAGGAGAAGCTGTTGGAAATTTAGACTATTTAAAAGCCTTTCCATCTCTTATTGGTTTAGGTTGTTATCTAGTGGATGATAATCATAACCGCCGCAAACTAGATCCTACTAATCACTACAAACTTGCTACCGGTGAGGCAGCCGTTCTAGATGGTTCACAAGGACAATATCAGTGGGGTTGGGGAACAAAGATTTATTTTGCAACATGGATTGAAGATGGATATTTCTATCTAGCCGCTTCTACAACTCCTGTTTTAGGAAGATATAACTACATTATTCCGGTTGGTTCAACTTCTGCAGTTGGCTGTGGCATAATGGATAGGACAAATGATAAACTATGTTCACTTATATCAACGGCTGAGCAGTATAGAGGTGGAAACGGCAGCGCATTAGATGCAGCGGTTGCCACATATGCAACCGGCCAGCAGCTCACTCAACTTGGTATGGGAGCAACAAATATTCCTATTTCAACTTTTGAGTTGAAAGCAGCAAATAGAGGAATCGGATGGCATGCAGGATGGTGGATGCATGAGACTATCACAAGCATTTTATTCCAAATTATTTTTGGAACGAGGGATGTTCAGGCTGCATACAATTCAGCAAAGGATGCAAACGGTTTATACCAGGGCGGATTAGGACCAGGTATAACTACTTTTCCAAACTGGGATAAATATTCGTATTATGGAGTTTGTCCGGTTAATATTGGAGTTAATTTGGCTGATGCTTGTGGAGTGGTCACCTACGATGTTCCTAAAGCTGATGGAACAATTAACCAAACAATCAGCGTTCCAGTGTTCTTTGGTCTTAAGAATCCTTTTGGTCAATTTATCAGAGGAATCAATGGCCAAATAGGAGTAAAACAAGCTGATACTAGCTACAAATGGTATGTGTCAAAAACTTCGCGTGGAACTTGGAATTACTCTGATACCGCTAACATGCTATATGTTGGAGCTTCTCCAATTGGAACCGACGCATGGGATTATATCAAGTCTGTTAACCTATACGGTTTATCAAATATGCCTACAGAATGTGGAGCAACTGCTGCCACCTTCTATTGTGATGGTGCTTATCTAGATAAAGCAACATCCGGATAT